AACATTCATTACATGCTAGTATATTCGTTTGTGTCGTTCTTACAAATAAACTTTTTAAAGTCTTTAACTTAAACTGAAATCCACAGACATCACAGTCTGCAATAGCGTTCTTATTAGTTGTAAACTTATTGCTCATTATCTACCTTTAAGATAATTTCTGTCCATTATTGGACCGCCCGCTTTATAGCTACCTACACCTTCTTCTTTTTTAGCGAGTCCGCCTTTTTTAAATTTATAAGTGCTTGTTCTTTTAAGATGCGGAGCTCCTGTTTTTTTATCTTTAGTTTCTTTCTTAAATGCTTTATTTAAAGCATTGTGTTTTTCTTTGGCAGTACCTAAAGATATTATTTTTTCAAGTTTTGAAATTTCTCTATAATTTTTTTTAAGTTTTTCATCGTGTGCTTGAGAACGAACCATTCTACTACTTTCATCTGCGCCGGGACCTTGTTTTATTTTAGCAAGCCTTCTTCTTACTTGCTTAAGCATTTTTGAATCTGCAATTTTTGGAAAATTCTTTCCACGTTTCGCATCATCTTTAGCTTTATTTTTTATACTTCTCGCTTGTCGACTTTCTGTACCTCTTATATCAACATCTGGATTAGAACGTCGGGCTACACTTTCGGGAAAACCTGAATCTACGTATTTCCTTCCTTTAAGTGGTCGTTTATTGTGCTGGTTACGTAATTCATCCGCTGTCATCCTAGGACCCTTATCCTTACCTAACAGAACATCTTTTATTGGTGTTTTTTTCTTATCTTCATCTTTAGCCATCTTATTTGCTCCTTTGTTTAGCTCTAGTTTTACCGCGAAGTGCGATACCATCCATTCTACATTTTTTCATTTTTTTAACTGCTCCACCTTTTTTCATAAAGCCCATGTTATTACGAACACCTTGAGGTAGTTTTGTAACACCTTTATTAGGCGCAGCTTTTAATAATCCACCTGATGCTGCCATAACTGTTTTAAGTTTTTTCTTTCTTAAATTAATAGGCTTTTTACTTTTAGCCATAAATTCTTTTCTTCTTCTTTTATCTGCTGCACTTAAAATTTCTGAAGTTAAAGGTTTAACTTTTTTTGTAGCCGATATACCACCTCCCACTTTATAGTCTTTACTATCCATACTTGTTTTCTTTTTGCCTATTCTATTTTTTTCTTTGGGGTCAGGACCTAAGTAACCATAACCATATTTTTTATGGAGTCTTTGAAACTCCTCTCTATCAGCGGGGTCGTCACTTGTACCTAATTTTTCGTATAATTTTTTAGGTGGTCTATTTAACTGTTCTTGCTCAGATTTATTTCTTTCATCTTTTGCATCTTTAAAATGCTTTTTAACTTTTGCGATAACTGACATCCTAATCTCCTAAACGTATGAACTTCTTGGTGAAATTACTAATGTTGCTTTTTCTCTATCTTCGGTAGAAGCGAGTAGCCACTGCTCTTCATAGGAATCTTTTAACATTTGTATTCTGGGTTCTGCTCCCGGTATTTTTATAGACAAGTAATAAGCAAGACCTGCAACTAAGCAAGGTAAAAATCTAAATGGTACGTGTTGTGTGTTTACACCAGTACCTGCGTCGTCTAATCTTTTTAAGAACCAATACACAAATGTGTAACTTGCATCATTAGGGATAGGCCACATAGTCACTGTTGGAATTACTGCTTGTCTATCAAGATAGATTTGTATGGGTCTGCCCGTGTCATTCTTACTTGGGATAGATGCATAAGTAGGATTTGACACCCTAGTAATAGCTATGTCAGACTGAGTTGTTCCTGTCCCAGTTCTTATGACTTGGCTCATGAGGTCAATGGTAGTTGCGGGCAAATTGTAAGTGGCTGTACCGGCAACTAGTGGGATTGAACCTTGTTCAACAGTCCATAAGTTAATTCCTCGGTTAGCCCATTCTATTGTAAGTAAGTTTAAGCTACGTGTAGCTGTCCTTAAATCATATCCTGTTCTTAACTCTACCCCACATCTTTCAAATGCTTCTTCTACGAGTAGGTTTAAATCTAAATTAAATGCATGTGTATTCGTTGTAGCCATTATTATTTACCTTTAAGATATTGTCTATCTACAATTACCGTTCCACCTTCTTTTAATCCCATCGACCTTTTTTTGTCATCTTTAAATTTCTTAATATCACTTTTATATTGAGCGTCCATTTTTTTGCTGATATCTTCTTGTCTTTTTTTATAGCTTTTTGCACCTTTTTCAGCCGCTGCACCTATGGATATCAATTCTTTCATTGGTACCCTTGATGTTGGAGCTGCTTTTAGCATACCACCTTCTTTCATTTTCTTCACTGTATTTCTCCTTGTAAGGGAAGCCACTCTACGTGGTTTGCCCGCTGGTTGTCCAAGACTTTTCTTTTGAGCAATCCTAGACTTCTTTTGCGCTGCTGTCATTTCTCCAGATGTTTTTGGAGTTTTAGTAGATACACGTTTACTAGGTCTGCAATAAGGTGTACTGCGTCCATCACCTTTTTTTCTACCACAAGCTTTACCCGTACTTACATCTTTCCAGTCTTCTTTGAACCAACGTTTTAGAGCGGCTCCTTTAGCTGTTTTTCTAACTGCCATTACTTAACCTTTTTTTCTACATTTAGCAATAGCACCAGACGCATAAGCACTAGGAAAGACTTTATAACTAGCCTTTACTTTTTTATAACAAGCGTCTTTTACAGTCCCACCTTTTTTATATGACTTCTTAGGTTTAGAAGCACAGGCGGAAGGGCGTGACAGTACCTTACTACAACATTTGCTTTTTAGTATTGCCCCCATTCCACGAGAAGCTCTCATTATTTACTTCTTTGTCTAGCTCTAGTTTTACCACGAAGAGCGATACCATCCATCCTACATTTTTTAACCATACCACCTTTCTTCATACCCATAGATTTACGAGCAGCATTCATTTGATTTCTACCCATGGCTCTTTTTTCTTCACTAGCACCAAAGAGTTTTTGCATAGTAGAACGAGAATCTTTTTTAACTGCTGGCTTTGTTTTTTTAACCTTAGTAGCATTAAAATCAGGTCTAGGAGTACGAGTCATAAATTCTGAAGAACTTGCTCCTGGTACTTTATTACCTCTATTAGGGTCAGTTGATTTAGCTCTTTTAACTACAGTCTTTTTAGCAGCAGGCTTTTTAGCGGCAGGCTTTTTAGCAAGTCTATCTCTAAATATTTGAGTTGCGGTCTTTCCTTCTTTCTTTAGTTTTCTAACTCTATCTATTTTAGCAACAGTATCTCTAGCTTTTTTTGCATCTTTCTTAGCAGAGATAGCACCTCGTAGTTTTATGTCTGCCGTCATGTCTCCTTTACCTCGAGCTCTATCAGTTCTACTTTCGGCTAGTCTTTCTTCCCCTTTTAAATCACTTTTAAGGGCTCTTTTTCGTGCAGCAAGCCTTCTTCTATTATTGTATGCTTCCGCACTCTGACCAAATGTAGTTTTTTTAGTTCTTTTAACTGCTTTGTCTCTAGCTAATTTTGTTTTTTTATCCCTAGCTTCTTTTCTAGTTATTTTTTTAGCTTTTAAGTCCGCTACTATTTCTGATAATGTTGCCATTTTAATTCTCCTTAAACGTGACGACCACGTGTATGGCCTCTTTGAGCAATACCATCTGCTCGTTTAGACGCTGAACTAACTGCTCCGCCTTTCTTGTATGCTTTGACTTTACCGCCGTTCATCATTTTTTTGCCTTTAGCTTTCATAACAGCTCCGCCTTTTTTCATAGCTCTGCCTCTAGCATCTTTCATTTTACCTGGCATATCTTTAAATTTTCCAGCTGCCATAGCGCGACCTTCTTTATCTTTCATTCTTTTTTTCATTTTTTTAGGGTCTTCTGCTACTGGCGCAGCTTTTGAACCCCCCATAGCTTTCATAGCTTTACCTGCTAGAGCACCCATGCCCATAGAAGTAAGACCACCACTACCCATTTTCTTAACTTTACCGCCAGCTTTATATCCTACTTTACCGCCAGCTTTTTTGTTTTTAATTTCACGAACAACACGAGCTTTTTCATCTTTAAGATTTTTTCCGCGTTTGCCGTATGAATCAAGCCTACCTAATTCTTCAATTTCATTTGTTCTAGATGTGTTACCACCAGCTCTCATTTTTTTAACCTTACCGCCTTTCTTCATCATAGCGCGACCACGTGCATCCGCCATCATTCCAGGTCTACCAGCAAGACGACCAGCCGCCATAGCGCGACCTTCTCTATCTGCCATTCCACCCATATTCATTTTCTTCGTTTTCATGCTGTTCTCCTTAGTGAACTCTTGTCCTACTGATTGATTAACAC